TTCCTCTTTTCTTCGCTTTCGCCTTCTCGATCGCCAAGCTGTCTCGTAAAGTCTGTATCAATTCATTCCTGTTGCGCGGAACTATTGAGCCTGGAGGTAGCGGCCATGAACCAGATGGACGAGTCTGACTGTTGTACCATTGTCGCTGTAGCTTAGTAAGATTTTCCCTGTCTAGTAACTGTCCGTCAAGGTCCGTCCATGGTCCGCCAGCTACAACATGTTTTTTGTATTTACGCTGAATTTCCAATACCTGATTAACTTCTGCGGCCTCTGCTTCCTCGCGACTTTCGTATGTAGTTTCCGCTAGTATATGTGATTTATATCCATAATACGCTGTAAATGGGCATCCACGACCTTTGATATGTTGAACAATTCTTTTTTCAGGATATTGAGTTATACCTACATATAAGTGATTTTTTTCTTTGCAAATGATTACATATAAATGCCAAGGTTTGGGGACGACAACAGTTTTCTTCGCCATCGCGTCCCCCGATCACCGCGTCTATACTAGCGCGTTCCGCAGATGCCGCCAAGACACCCTGGGTTGCCGCGCGGCGGTGTGTAGGTCTGATTCTGCACCCAGCGGACACAGACAAGATTGCCGCCTTGGCCTCGCGCCCATTCAGCGCACACCATCTCCGCTCTTGCCGTCGAGATCGCGGCGCACACGCACATCGCCAACACGATCGCTGCTACCAAATTCTTCATCACCATGCTCCTGGGTTACCTTCTGACCGTAAGCCAACAGCTGGAGCGTTGTCAAGCTGCCTTTCGGATTGATGTCGGTCCGCTCTATTTGTTGGACCACTCTGACGGACCAGTTGCGTCGCTCGCAATATTCCCGAACCCGGTCGCGCGTCCATCCCTTCATGTAACCAAGGATCGGTGCAGTCTCAACCACCTTGTCATTCCACAGTACGATGCCGGCGGTGAACGCCTTTGCTCCCGGACCTCTGATCTGCGCCAGCAATTCCTTGACCATCATGCCTCACCGCGACGGATGCGCTCCAGGTGCGCGTAATCCTGATCGGCATGGACCGGCAGATAGCCAAGCTCAAGCCAGACAGCATAGTGTCTGTTGACACGATACAGAAGAATCAGCCATCTGATGTGCCGGATGATCGGCCAGCGTTTCACCGGTTCCTCCTGCGTCCGCCCTCGCGCTGCCTTGCGTCTTCAGCGACCGGCGTTGTTTCATCGGGCTGAATATTACTCTCAATCAGCGGCAAACCCTTTTCCTCGCTGGTTTCAACCGATCCTAAAACCTGTGGATCGAGTATCTGCATCATATCGCGCGGCACCTGCGAGAGCGCCGTATTCTCGATATGAACTATTTTGAAATCCATATTGACCCACACACCGCGAATTACGCCGTCCGAGAACGCTGCGTATGTGTGAACTGCGAGCGGCCGTGCCGGCGGTTTCTCGTGAGTTTGGCCGTTGGTATGCTCAACTTCTTCCATGGTGTTTCTCCTACCTGCGACGTCGCCGGCTCTTACTTCTCCCTTGCCTTTTCAGAACTCCACTTGCCATTCGGATCGCTTGCCCCGTAGGCAGCCCCCGCGATTCCGCCGACGCTCTGACGTGCTCCCATTGCCGCCGCTTCTTCGGCGTGTTGGCCTTGCGGGTATGCTTCTGTGCCGGCATGAGGATACATCTTCTGCTGCACGAGTTGCGAGGAAATCTTGGCGATCAGCGGATGTTGCGCCGCTACTGCCGCGATGATCTGATTCCATTCCCGTTCTTCAAGCTCTACTTTCATAATCTGAACTCCGTTACGACAACGCGGCCGTTACCGCCTCTGCCGCCCGCTATCGTACGTGACGGCGACGATACCCCAAAGACGACGCCGCCATTTCCTCCCGCCGATGGACCGCCATTTTCTCCCGCAAAAGTACTATTTCTTATAGGACGTGGGTCTTCACTATTACCGCCTCCCAATCCCTGTATGCTCCATCCGACACCACCTCCGGCCCTGTTCCATCCCTCAACGGTAAACCCTGGAAAACCCGCGATGCCTCCTGTGCGTATTTGTCCTATACTATTTTCCGCCAGACCACCGTCCCCCGCCACTGGAATTAGAACATCGTCAGCAAAATAAGGTGCGCCACCTTCACCGGGAGCGGCCAGCAAAAGAAGTCCTACCGGACTGCCGAAACGGCTGGCCTCGCCGATCAACCCGGTTGCTGCCGCGACATTGGCCGTACCCGAACCGCCGGCTCCTCCCGCGCCGACATAAAGCGATTGCGATGGTCCGATGATGGTCGCTGACAACGTGCTGCGGACATAAGCTCCCTGACCGCCGCCGGCTCCCGCGCCAGCCAAGCTTGCACTGCCGCTGGTCAACGCGCCGCCACCGCCGCCTCCTGCCGCCCAACATTCCACAATCGCATGTGTCAATCCTGATGGCGGATAGTAGGTGTAGGCACCCGGAGCATCGAAAATCTGCGTGGTGACAGTAAGCTCGGGCGACGGGATCGGAATCGTGTCCCAATCGTCGCCGTCCCAGAATTGCAGCAGACCATACCTGAACCGCACTGTCCCGATCGGAATAGTGCAGACCCATTTCTCGCCGTCCCACCGCCAGTCTTCGAACACTTCGTCGATTGTCGGATATCGCGGAAATTCCACCATGTCAGTGACTCCCGCCGCAACAGCACGTCGTCACCCACTCGTCTCCGGTCCAGATGTAAAGCCGGGCATCTCGTGTGTCGAACCACAGCCGGCCGGAAGTGGGATTTTCCGGTGGTTCATCATCGACGGCAGCAGCGCCGGATTCTCCCGGTGGACCGCGCTCGCCCTGTTCGCCGGGCGGACCACGCTCGCCGTCCAGCCCCGGTTCGCCGGGCGGACCGCGCAATAGACCGATGTCAACCCAAGTGTAACCGATCCAACGCCAGCCATGGCCATCATCGGCGGTGATCCAGATGTCACCGATCACATTGGCATAGACAGGCAAGTCGTCATAATCGCGGACGGTACCGAGAATACGATTGCCTTCCCCTTGCGGGCCGGGCGGACCGGGCGGGCCTATCGGTCCTTGCGGGCCGGGTGGACCGGGAAGGCCGGCAATCGGGCCGATGTCTTCCCAGCGCTCGCCTTCCCAAACCCAAGCGTGGCCGGTGCTGGTATCAATCCAGATATCTCCGGGTTCGTTGCCGTACTCGGGCAACTGGCTGGGGTGCGTGACAGTGCCGACGATGCGCAGACCTTCGCCGCGCTCGCCGCGCTCGCCCTGAGGTCCACGCGGACCTTCCGGACCGCGCCAGTAGCCCATATCGACCCACCGGTAGCCATCCCAGACGAAGGCGTGGCCCTCCGGCTCAAACTCGGTAATGAATAAATCGCCGATGCGATTACCAAAGAGAGGCAGTTGATGATAGGTCGGGATTACACCTCTCGCCCGCAGCGGCGGTCCAGGATCGCCGCGCGGCCCCTCTGGACCGCGTTCACCTTGCTCGCCACGCGGACCTCGTAGCAAGCCGATGGGCGACCAGTGACATTCCCTCTCGCGCTCGTCTTCATGCGGCGGCCGGTGCATGAACGGCGGCCCGAACGCGGGCGGCTCGAATACCGGCCACGGCCCCGGCGTCGCCCGGATGCACTCGTAAAACGGTTCCGGATGCGGTGGCGGCTTCGGCGGCTTCGGCACGTACTCGCACACCCACACGTAGCCGATGCCAGTGTCCTCCGTTATGCGGACGTCGCCGACCTCGTTGCCGTAGAGCGGAAGCTCACGCCACGAGTAGACGCTGGCCTTGACGCGGAAGCTCTCGCCCATGCGGCCGCGCGGTCCGCGTGGTCCTGGTGGGCCGATCGCCGGCAGGTTCTTTTCAATGGCCGATCGAACGAACTCCGTCGTCGCAATGCGATCGCTGGCGTCGCCGGCTGGCGGCGTTGGTGACGTCCCCTCTCCGGTCAGGTGCGGACTGTGGCGCGGCGCTCCACCGGCAGCGAGGATGTCATTCAGTTCCAGCGTGACATGGCCACGCCGTCCGTTGAATGTGACCACGCTGTCTTCAATCCGTTCGATCACGTCGCGGTACAAGTCGCGCAAATGCTCCTGGACCCAATGGGTGTTGGCGATCGTGAAGTCGTCGGACTCGAACGGCGGCGTCGGCGCAGATGGAACGCCTTCAAACTCCGGCGAAAAGATCGGCGCACCGCCGGCTTGGATGATGTCTTCCAGCCGCAGATCAACATCGCGGTGACGTCCGTTGAAGCTCCACACGACGCCTTCCGGATGGGCTTCTTCAAAGAACTCATGCACCCATTCGGTGGTGGCGATGCGATGACTGACGTCGAACGCAGGCGGATTGGTCGAGGTCGGTGTGCCGGTGAACTGCGGCGAGTGTAGCGGCGCACCGCCAGCATCTTCAATGTCATCCCATCGCAAGACAACATGGCCCATGCGCCCGTTGAAGGTGGCGACACCGGCAATGTTCTGACTGATGAAATGCTTGACGAACGCGGTCGTTGCGATCGATGCGTCATCTGAGATCGGCGGCGGCGTCGGTGCGGTTGGATGACCGGTGAACTCGGGATCATGGCGCGGCGCACCGCCGACGTCTTCGACGTCATCCCAGCGCAGTTCAACGTGACCAAGCCGCCCGTTCCATGTCAGCACGACGTCATCGCGCAATTCTTCGATGCCGAACTCGACCGCGCGCCATACCCATTGGGTGTTGGCAATGCGCGTCGATTCGTCATCCCACGGCGGCGTGGGTGCGCGCGGCGTGCCGGTGAAATCGGGATTGTTGAGTGGAGCACCACCAGCATTTTCGATGTCGGTCAGCGATAGGACAACATCGCCCCTGCGGCCATTGAAGCTGTCAACGACGTCGGTCAGTGCTTCTGCCACGGCATCCGCGATTGCGGTTGCGACAAATGCGGTCGTGGCAATGCGGCTACTGATGTCGCCAGTGGACGCGGTGGACGCGGTGGGCGATCCGATGAAGGCGGGACTGTCGATCGGAGCACCACCGACGTCGAGCACATCGGCAAGCGACAAGACAACAGCGCCAATTCGACCGTTGAAACTGTGAACGGTATCATTTTGCCACAGCGTATACAGGCTATCATAGATATTGTCGGCATAGGATTTGGTTGCTACCTCCAGCGCAGTCTGCGGTTCACGTGCAACAGTCAGCGTGTTGACAGGCAGGTAAAGCTCACCATCGAGTTCCAGCGCCATGAGGTCGCCGGCACCCAGCACGTTCCAGGTGAAGCCGCCAGTGTCAAAGCATAGCGAGGCCGACGGTCCCGGTCCCAGCGGGGCCGGGCCGGTCGCCGTGGTGTAGAAATTCCAGCCGAACGTACAGCCCAGCGGGGTGAGGAACATGGTCGAGAGCACGCCGGTATCGGAGGCATCGCCGGGTAGCGGGACGCCGACGCCAAGGTCCGCGCCTTCCCAGTCGAGCGCGCCGGTCACGAGGCCGTAGGCGGTCGAGAACTGATAGGGACCGCCAAGCCCGTTGGCCTGGAGCAACACCGCGTCTGTTGGCGCTGCCGCTGCCTTCAGCGGAAACTCCATGATCTGGCGGACGTTGAGAACGAAGTCATCCATCGAACGGTTTCCCTCTGGTGACCAGCGAACGCCACGGGATCACGAACGAATCAAACGCGCTGTAGCGCGACCATCGCGGCTTGGGCCTTGGACCGGTCGAGATGTGGTTCACGCGCCACACATAGCGCGCCCAAGGTGTCGGGAACCAAGGGGGCGTCACGAAGTGTACGCGCACAACACCGTCGCGATGCGCGGCCATACGTTGCCGTCGGTGTCGGTCGCCGTCCATCTGATCTGATAGTCCATGCCAAGCACGCCGCCGCTCAACGTGCAGTATAGCGCACGTCCGCGCACGATGACACTGCCAATGCTCCAGTCGGCGCTGGCCTCCACCACATTGCCGGGCCGGTTGGTCCAGATGTCAACAGAGCCTGTGTTGATGCCGACGCCGGGCGGAATCACCATCGAGAAGTCCATCCCGAAGGTGCAACTTTCACCCGGCGGATGCTCGGGCGTATAGCGGCGGGTGACCGGCATGGTTCGCTAGAAGAGGCTGGCGTCCTGTTCGGAGATGGCGTTTACCGCCGGTCGCGCTCGCCGCGCTCACGTTCGACTTCGCGCTCACCTTCACCGTCGTGGTGATGGTGATGGTGGTGGTGGTGTTCCTCTTCTTCTTCGCAGCAACAGCCCTTGCAGGCCCGCAGCACTTTGGCGGCGCGGCGCGCTTCATCGTCGGCACCGGCGTTGAGGCCGTTCTTGAAGGCATCGTCAAGCAGCACGATCAGGAACTCGCGCGCGTGCTCCGGAGAGGTCCGGCGCAGCACTTCAAGCTTTTCCTCCAGGCGGCCGTGATGGTCGAAGTCTTCCGGCATGGCTGACACTCCCGTTGTGGAACCCCGTGCCGACCGTACGCAATCGACACGAGGCCGGCGAGTAAGGGTCGCCGTTTCCGCCGGCATTATAGCCTACGCGTGTCTTCCGTCCAACGTGCGCCGACCCAGCGGTGACACCACAGGCCCGGTTTACCGACCACGTAGCCGGACACGGGATCGACCAGCAGGAAGCCCCACGGGTCCGTGATCGGATGGTGCGGCTCTACCATCAGCGGACCCTTATCGCTCTCGTTGACCGGCAATGCGTAAACAAGTCGCATGCGCCCCGTCGGCTTGGGGACACCGACGCGGGCACCGGTCGTAGGGTCGATGATGATGAAGCCCCACGGATCGTCAATGAGGGTCGGTCGTGTGCTTAGAGGTCGAAGCGGTTGCACTTGAAAATGACCCTGATCAGCGGAAGGATCGGCCCGGTGAGTGCCTGCCAGACAACACCGGGCCTTTCTTCGTAGGGAGGTCCGACAAGGGAGGAAACGCGCAATGCCAGACGACGGCAATGTAGCAAATTTCCCACGTAGAAGGCAACGCCGCAACAACAACGCCAATCCACCGCGTCCTGAAGACGATGCCCGTCCGGCAGACTATTCAGACGATGCGATTGCGCTTCAATTCATTGACGAGAATATTGACAACCTCCGCTATGTTAACATGACGCGCAAGTGGCTGAAGTGGGACAGCAGTCGCTGGAAGGCCGACACTGTGCTCAAAGTGTTCAGCATGGTACGCAAGCTGTGCCGTAACATTGCCGCCAATGCACCCGAACAACTGCGCCGCAAGCTGAAAGCCGACGCGACGATCGCCGGCATTGAAAGAATGTCGCGCTCGGATCAACGCATTGCCTGTGTACCCGAACAATTCGACACCCATGAAATGCTGCTTGGCGTAAACGGTGGAACTGTTGACTTGACGACTGGACTGATGATCAGTTCCGACCCGAATCATTTCATCACCAAATCGACAAGCATCGCTCCGGCAGACACTGAAGACTGTCCGTTATTCCTTGATTTCATTCATAAAATCAATCTCCAGGATCGTGAGATGGTAGATTTCGAACAACGGTGGCTCGGCTATTGTCTGACCGGCAGCATCAAAGAGCACAAGATGTTCTTCGGTTACGGCACCGGACGTAATGGAAAGTCAACATTGCTTGAGTTGATTTCGCACATCATGGGCGAGTACGCCAAGGCGGCCGGCATCGAAACCTTTGTGGAGAGCCGCAACGACCGGCATCCCACCGAAATTGCCAAGCTGATGGGCGCGCGATTCGTTACTGCCACAGAGACGCAGGAAGGGCGTCATTGGAACGAAAGCCGGCTCAAGTCACTGACCGGCGGCGACACAGTGTCGGCACGCTTCATGCGGCGTGACGAATTTGAGTTCGTACCCGGCTTCAAAATCAACATCGTCGGCAACAACCTGCCGCAGTTGCGCAACGTCGATGATGCGATGCGCTCTCGCATGTGCCTCGTGCCATTCACGCTGTACGTGCCGGAGGAAGAACGCGATCTTGATCTTGGCATGAAGTTGCGGAGCGAGGCCCCCGGCATCCTGCGGTGGTGCATCACTGGATGCCTGGAGTGGCAGCGGCATGGCCTGATGGTGCCGCAGAGCATCCGCGCGGCCACGACCGAGTACCTGGACAGTCAGGACGTGCTGACGGAGTGGATGGCCACCTGTTGCGAGGTCCGGCTCGGCAACCTGGACCTATGGGCGCAACTCGGCGCGCTGTACGAAAGCTACAAGGCGTTCTGTCTCGAATCCGGCGATGAGCCGATGGGCCGGCGGACGTTCTCGGAACGCCTCGTGGTCAACAAAGGATTCGCCAAAAGCCGTAACATGGACGGTACAATAATACAAGGATTGCGACTTCGCAGGCGGCTAATATCCTGAAATCGTTGGGTTATGAAGTTACATGAAGCAAAATCTGAAACTTGCTCCACCTGCGCCCGGTACGCGCGCGCACGTGGAGCGTATAATAGGAATTGCTACATGAAACTACATGCAACACTGCCAGTGTTGACAAAAGGAGAAAAACATGAGTTGGGGCAATGGCTTAAAATCTGAGGCTCGTCAGGTGTTTTTTCCGTACAACATCCATCGTGTTGACGCCGGACTCTACGTTGTACTCAACAGAAATTACAAGCCACTCGGCATGGGAACGGATGAGTTCGTCAATTACGCCGACTATGCGGTGCCGCTGCGGATCACTGCGGCACAGGCTGCGAAGATGTCTTGGAACGGCGCTACGGACGTCGCCAGCATCTACCTCTACGATGACGGCTGCATCCCGACTCGATCGGCGGCGCACATGCGGGCTTACCTCGCGCGGCTTGAGGTATTCTCAAGGTTGAAAATAAAACGTGGACAACCGCAGTTCTTTGGTTCGACCCGCGCCGCGAGCGTTCTTCCGTCCCGACCACAGGCGTGACAGAGCGGCGCGCACAGCGGAGGTCAACTGGCGGCGGGGAGCACCTAGCCTCACGTGCGGACCGCCGCCGGTTGACCGGAGCGAGCACGACGCTAGGGTGGTGAGGTCGAGACGGAAAAGCGCACCCAGCCCCCGTTAAAAGAAGCTGGCAGGGTAAATGGTAGCCCGGTAAGTTGAACCTCAAAAATTTTTGGGACAATTTGGGCGGAGGCTCGGGCGCGATGCGCCACCACAGTCCGAGAAACGTTGTTTTCTGAAGCTTCCAGTTGAAAGCACCGTGGCCCGCCCGCACCCCGATAGTCTAGTAAGTTTGTGGAGTAAGGGGACTCGCACAGACGCCTCCGTGATCGTGCGCGTGATCACAGAGGCGTCGGCGTGTGGGCATGGTGCGCCCGGTTCCCAGGAGGACGGGCAGGGCGTAGTATACGCCGCTCGTTACAGGAGGCAATCCAATGGCAACCCCTGCATGGTTGAACCCGAACCAACCGCTGCCGCCGGTCCTGGCGTCGCCGTGTTGTCCGCCACCACCGTTTGATCCGAACAATCCCAACATGCCGTTGCCGGTCGAAGATTGGGCGGCGGCGGGTATCGTTCCAATCTGGGAGTCGTTGCCGGTGGTGCAGCTTGATTTTCCTATGGGTCCGTATGACGACACCACGGGATGCTGCAACAGCGATTACAGCGGTCCGCTTGGCACCGGCTTGTGGCCCGGTGAAAGTTTCTGTCCCGGCAACGGTCTTGGCGGTGTGCCGCCTTCGGGTGGCTCGACCTTTGGTCAGACCGGGCTTGCGCCGTTGCAGGAACCACGGGCGACCGGTGGTGCGCGTGGCATCGTACGGCAACAGCGTGATCTGCGCCGGCTTGGCGAGCGCATGGACGAGTCGCTGGAGCGGCAGGTGGCGCAGCGCCGTGCTGTAATTCGTGAGGATCGTGAGATGGCGCGAGGCCGGGAGCGGCGGCGGTCCTACCGACAAGGCGATTTGGATGAGTTCAGCGAGCGCGGGGATGACCGCGAGCGCGGTGAGCGCCGCGACGATCGTGACCGGGATGACCGTGGGGAACGCTGATGCGTGAGGACGACACACAGGCTATGTTGGCATATCTGCGCGACATAGCCGAGTCGTTGCACGAGATCGCGCGAGTGCAAGGTGTGATGCTTGCGCGGTCAACACAGGGTCAGGCGTACGTGCCGGGTGGACTGATGTTGCGGCAGGATGGCGATCATCTTCAGCGTGACGCAAATGTTAACAACCAGTTGAGTGACTGATGACTACAATCCGCAAGGCTATGTATGATCTGCTTGGGTCTGTCAAACTTGAAACTAAAGAGTTCGGCAAGACGCAGGTCGATCCCTGGCTATCGCAGCGGATCGTGATTGATGCGGTGGCGCGGGGCCTCCAGGAAGGTGTCCATGAGTTCGTCATCCTCAAGTCACGACAAATGGCGATCACGACGGTATCGTCGGTTATTGAGCTTCTATGGGCGCTCGCGAATGAGGGAACCCAAGGTGCCATCATCGCGGACCGAACAGATAATCTTGAGCGCCTTCGACGCATATTTGCAAATCTCCTGGAAACTCTACCGCCTGAATGGAAGTCGCCCGAACATCGGCTTCTGGTTAATAATCGTAATGGGATGGCTTTTGCTAACCGTAGTGTTATTGATCTTCTTGCTGCGGGAAGTAATCCCGATCTGGGGGCTTCTCGCGCACTTAATATGATGCACGCGACGGAGTGCAGCCTATGGCGCAGTCTGGCCGGCGTCGAGTCGTTGAAGGCGTCGCTGGCGCGGCAGAACCCCAACCGGCTGTATATCTGGGAATCGATCGCTAATGGCTTCAATTGGTTCTATCATCATTGCCAGCAGGCCAAGCAAGACCGCCACATGAAGTTTATTTTCGTCGGCTTCTGGGCTAACCCGACTTACAGCATTCCCAAGACCGACGAAGACTTCAAAACCTATTGGGATGACGGCGTTCTCACGGCGGAGGAAATCAAACGTGCGCAGATCGTCAAGCAAGAGTACGGCGTCACAGTCAAGCCGGAACAGATTGCGTGGTGGCGGCGCGAGAGCGAATATCGCGCCGAAGAGTACATGCTTCGACACTTTCCTTGGCATGAGCGAGAATGCTTCATCGCCAGCGGAAGTGGCTTTTTTCCTGCGGCGCGAACGCTTGAAATTGGTGAGGCTCTGGCTGAAGGGCCTCCCTACAAAGGCTATCGCTACGTGTTTGAAGATCGCTTCTTATCATCACGTATTGAGCAGACCACAAATCGAGAGGAAGTTAATCTTCGCGTGTGGGAACCGCCCGCTGATGAAGGTATATATGTACTTGGTATCGACCCGTCCGGCGGTGGCGGCAGCGATGCTGACGACCACGCAGTCCAGGTGCTGCGATGTTACTCTGACAGAGTAGTTCAAGTCGCAGAGTTCGCATCAAACAAACCGTTGACCTATCAGCTTGCGTGGGTGCTCTCGCATCTGTGCGGGGCCTACAAGAACCATATGGCCAATCTTGAAGTGACCGGCGTTGGCGCAGCCGTCATGCCGGAGGTTCGCAATCTGCGTCAACTGGCGGAACGTGGTCAGCTTCAGTCCGATCAACAGGGTGGCAATATCCTGGACATGATCGGACATGTGCGGTGGTTCCTATACAAGCGACCCGACTCGATGGGTGGTGCCGGCAACGTCGTCAACTGGAAAACCAATTTCGACAACAAGCATCAGATTTACTCGGAGATGCGTGACAGCCTGATGTTGCGGCGTGTCGAGATCAGATCGGTGCGTCTGATCGAACAAATGCAGGCGATCGTTTATGACAATGGTCAGATCGGCGCAGGGCCGGACACAGGCGAGAATGATGACCTCGTGTCGGCGCTCGTGCTGGCGCATCACGCATGGGTGGAGTGGCGGCGGCCCGGTCTGGTGGCGCGGAATCTGACATGGGCGTCGGTACATGAGAAGCCGCCGCAGGGCGACATTGGCACGGTGTTGTCCTTCGCGTTCTCACAGAAGATGCAACAGCTTTACGCCAAGGCGAAGGCCCCGCCGAAGGAAAAATTCTGATGCCTATCAGACGCACATTCGCCTGTCCGGACTGCGGTCACTTCCTGGAGGTCGAACTGTCCTTGGAAGAGTACGACGCGTTGCCGCCGGAATGTCCGAATTGTCAGGCCGACGACATGCAGCAAGAATTTAAGCCATTCGCCATCGGTGGTTCGGCGCGCGCGAAGGCGGTCAAGTTGGCGGAAGACATTATGGAGAAAGACTACGGCGTTGCCGATGCCAAGGTGGAGGGCAAGGAAGGGGGCACGCCGACGGTCCGCTACAAGGACGTGACGATTGATCAGGCGCGGCAAGCGATGGCGACCGCCGCACCTAGCACGTGGACGGCTGGAAATGAAACACTTCAGACTGCGATGGCGTACGGCCGCCAGACCCGACTGAAGCATGGCAGCGGCCTGGACGTGCTTCAGCACAATCTCAAGAACGGGAGCGAACCTGACTTAATCGAGATCAGCAAGCGCCGTGCGATCAGGGTGAACTGATGCTGAAGATTCCAAAAGCCAAGGACATGACGGAGTGGTCCCGTGAGCTTGTGGACGAATGCATGGCGTCGGCGTCGGACCGTGGCATGGTCTACACCCGCGCGACTCAGTATTATTGGATGGGCAGCTACGATGCTCGTGCTGCTATCTACAACAAATGCAAACCCTTTATCGATAAGTTAGCCGGCTTTCTGATGCAGCCGACTGATGTTCGGTTCCAGCTTGTGTTTGATACTGGCGAACCGAAGGACGTGCTGGATCGCGCGCAATTGGTGTCGGAGAAGCTGACGGCGGATTTCCGTCAGACCGATAGCGACGTGATCTTCGCAGAGGCGGTGCTGTGGTCGCTGATTAATGGCATTCAGCTTCTAAAGGTGCGGCCTCATGACATTGGCTTTAAGATTGCGCCCGTGCATCCGCAGAATTTCGGCGTGTTATCAGAGACAGTGTTGTCACTGGAGGAGCAGGAGGCGTTCTGTCATGTGTCATATCCTACTGTTTCTCGCTTGCGTGCTACTCTTGAGGAAGACGGTCATCCTGATGCTGACGAAATTATTGAACAGATCAATGAGGCGCGGCAGCACGATCGCGATTCAGAGGAACCGAATTATCTTCACCAGATGGTCGTGGGTGGGCTACAGCCGCTCGGAAACGTTAACGATCCACCATCCGCGGCCGGCATTGTCTCAGTATTTCCTGTGCCGACGCCGTGGCGACCTCAGAAGAAATTTTCACCTACAGTGAGGTTGTGTGAGCTATGGATCAAAGACCCGGAACGCCATGGTGACTACACCACGGTCCAGCTTGTCTATCCCGATATCATCATTGAAGGGAAGCGTACCCGACGCAACTTGAGTCGGGTGCCGGGCAAGCATTCGTTTGTCAAGGTCCAGGCGCAACCGACGCCGGGCTACTTCTTCGGCCGCAGTATTCTCGCCGACGTGCAGATGTTGCAGGATGTGTTGAACAAGCGGCTGCGTGACCTCAAGGTGATGTGGGATCGCAATGTCAACGCGCCGCAGGTCCTCTCAGGTTTTACCGGCGTGACGGAAGAACAGTACTACAAGATCATGAGCGAGGGTGGCTTTCTCAATGACCCTAACCCCAATGCAAAAGCTTCTAAGCTGGTCGAACCTCCGCCACAGGGTTACCTGGAGGAAATCGAGTTCCTATGGAAGATGTTCGATGAGGCATCAGGTTTTAGTCCAATCATGGGCGGACAGGGTGAGCCTGGAGTCCGTGCTGGCGTCCATGCGCAGACCTTGGTCCGGACTTCATCGCCTCGACTCATTGACCAAGCCGCGCGGATAGAGAGGCAGCTTGCCGACACCGGTAGTCTTGGTCTGCATGTCATGCAAGCGATGGACCCTAGTGTTCACAGAACAGATGAAGGGACCGAATTTCTATTGCATGATCTGCCAGAGAATTACCAAGTGCAAGTTGATAGCCACAGCGCCAGCCCCGCCTTCCAGGAAGACAACAGACAGGTTGCTATCGCATTGGCACGGGCTGGAGCAATCGACGCCCAAGACCTTATCCACATGCTCCACCCGCCCGGGGCCGAACTTCTCCTCTCGCGTCTCCGCGAACGTCAGAAGGCGCAAGCTGCGCAGGCCAAGGAAGAAAAGCAGGAGGAAGTAGTGCGCGATATCGTCGGTCTGCCGGAGCACAAGAAACCGGCGGCTGGTGGCGGTAGACGGCGTTAACAACCAGTTGTATGCTGCCATAGTGCGTGTAGGAATCCATTCCGGGAAGCGACAACATGAGTGACGTTTATGGCGCACAGGAACCCGGCGGCGGCGGCGGTCCAGGCCCCGGCGGCGAACCGGCACCGGATGAAGCGGCGGCGGGTGAACAGGCTGGCGGTCCTGTGCTCGCGGCGCTTCAGCGTCAAAGGCAGGGACCGCAAGTCAGCGCACCGGGACCGGGCAATCAAGCCGATGCGTTGATGAAGATCAAGACGGCGATCGATATGATTCAGGCGGCGCTGCCGGGACTTCAGAGCGGTACGCCCGCGCACACGTCGGCGCTCCGTGCAGTGCAACAATTGTCGCGGCACATTCCGCAAGGTGCGCCGACGGCCGGCGTCCAAATGACGCAGCTTCGCGACCTCATGCGAGGTGTCGCACAGAACCCGTTGCTCCAGATGCTTCAGGGACGCGGCGGTGGTCAGGCCGGCGGTGGTGGTCAGCAAGGCCAGCAGCCGCCCAATCCAGCAACCCCGATGCCGGGAGCGTGATGATGGCACTTAAGGGTGGGGGGCCGGCGGAAACGCCTATCGAAGTGATTGACCGTCTTACGGCGGTTATTCCTGGTGTGGATTGTCATGTATGGCTTGGTTCACACAGTCGTGGCTACGCTAAAATGCAATGGTACGAGGGCAAGCAGCGAAAGAATGCTCGCGTAGCTCGTATGCTTTGTGAGCCAATTCCTGAAGGACTTGAAGTCGATCATCTGTGTCGCAACAGGTGGTGTGTTAACCCCGCCCACCTCGAACTGGTGACGCATCAAGAAAACATCTCGCGTCATTGGCTTCATCACTATGGTCACTCTAGCTAAGGCATTGAAATCATGGCACAAAATCGTAGCTACGACCCGCCCATAACTGCGCCACCTGAGACTCCTCCACGGACTATTTTGCAGGTGGATGTCCAGTCGGAGGTATCAGAGTGGGGGGCTATTCCATCTGTAGTACCCCGACCGGAGGGCGGCGTTCCGCTCCAGCCAAGAATCATTGGCAAGAGCAACATGAGCTAGGAGGCTCACATGGCGGACCTTGTTTTATTCCGTGGTGAGCATGGCGATTATGTCGCCATCAACCCGGATGAAGTCGCCTTCGTTACGGCGCATCGGCGCGATGACCCTTACATCTTTATTGGCCTGGAGGGCGGTCCAAAAGATGGGGTTATCGTGGAAGGAGAGTTCCACGAGGTCATCCGCCGGCTGCGCAATCCGAAGGAGGAAAAGGACGAAATTGAAGAACGCTTCGTGTCGCCGCGCGAGCGGCATGAGCGTCGCGAGGAACGTCCACGCGAGGAACGGTCACGCGATCGGAGCACGGATCGGGGGACGTAATGGCACGGCCTTCCTGTATCGACTGCCGTTACTACGTCAACAATGGCGTCGCTCATTGCAACAATCCGCGTGTGGCGCGGGCTGTTGAATTGCTCGTCGGCAGCGCGCCCGTTCATGAAATGCAACTTCACTTCATCCGGTTCACTGAAGGTTTCTGTGGATTAGATGCTTATTGGTTCGAACCAAAGCAGACAACCCCGTATGACTGAGCGGGCCACGCGAACCTAGCAGACCGGAGTGCGTCAGCGGCCGTTTCGAACGAGTAAACCAGACTATGCGAGCGGGCCGGACATGATGAGTAAACCGGTGTCGAGCAGCGTGCCGCACGTGATGTGAAAACCGATGCACCGCAGCGCGCCATCGTGCAATAGCAATCCGAGAGGTTAAAGCGATGCCACGGCAAATAGAGGATGACGAGTATAATTTTCTGCAACAACGCCGGCAAGTCGCCGACTTCGTGGAGTCGATCTACAATGATCCGCAGTTGTCCAAAGAGGCAAAGGCGCTGATCAAGAAGAAGTACCCGACTCTGCAAATTCCCGACTACGACATTGAGACGAAAGTCGATCAGCGGTTCAAGGAACGCGATGATCGCGAGCGTGAGGCGGCAGAGACGGCGCGGCGTCAAGCCGACGATGAAGCCTACAAGTCGAAGCGTAAGAAGACGCAAGACGAATACGGCTTTACCGATGATGCAATGAAGGAACTTGAAGACTTCATGATCGAGCGCAACATCGGCGATTATGAAGTTGCGGCGACCTATAAGGCCGCTAAGTCGCCCAAGACGACGGACCCGACGCAGGCGTATGACGATCAGCGTTGGAACCATGCGCAGCGCGATGGCTTCGCTGAAGTTGCGAAAGACCCTGAAGGATGGGCACGGAAGGAAATCCTTGGCGCAATCTTTCGCGATGAACAGAAGGCCAAACAACAAGGCTTCTGATCGTCGCTACAAATAAAAGGAATCCGTCATGCCGCTGCTTGGTGCTGGCTTGATCCCGTCCGGCCCGATCGGGTTGGAACTAGAAGCGACCGTGCGGCGGGTGTTCGCGCAAATGGTCGTGGTGCTGATCTATCGGCAGAATCCGTTGCTGGCGCTGTTGCTGCGCAACGCCATTCGGGCCAGCGGCGGCGTCTCGCCATACACACAGCCGGTCCAGACCGGCCAGTATGTGCAATCATCGTGGATCGGGCCGGCGGGTCAGTTCAACATCCCGCAGGACGTTGCCGCGACCGTCAATGCGGAGTTTAACCTATGCGCCCTGGCTACCCCGGTAACCAGTTTCGGACTGGAACAATTGGTTACCCAAGACGCTATCGCGGTAGCATCCCGATTGATGCTCAAGCTGAACGACCTCAAGAACAGCGCCCTGATGTCGCTGGCAGAAGCGTTGTTCACGACGTCGGGGGGCAACGTCCTGCGGATGTTCGGCCTTCTGGACGCCTACGGCAATGCAGTTACTGCGCCCGTATACGGCGGTTTATCACGCGAGGTCTATCCTATGTGGCAGGGCCTCGTCGTTAACAACGCGGGTGCTGTCCTTAGCCGGATCGGTTTCATTCCTTATATGCTTCAAGCGGCCAAGCATGCCGGCGGTGAGGCACTCGACTTCGTGGTCATGAGCGTTGAGGATTGGACGACGCTGATGACCGACTTCATCAGCGTGGAGCGATATAATAATGATCCGTCAACACGATGGGGTAAAGATGATCCCGTCAACTCCGGTTTCCGTGGATTACTACTCGGAGATACGCCAATATTCTTCGATCTTAACTGCCCTGTCGGGACTGCCTTCGGATTTAATAGCAAGTACATCACGCTTGTCATCCACGAAGATGCAAATTTTGCGTGGACAGGATGGTATTCGACTATTCCGCAGGGTCAGATTGCAAGCGTTGGGCTTACTCTCACCGCCTTGAACTTGGTGTGCTCAAAGCCAAGCACGGGCATCATCATCAATGGCATCACCGGAGGGCAGGCATTCTAGATGCTGGCGCGCTACATCGTTGATGTTCAGAACCTGTTGAACGATCAACAGGCGCAATTTTACACACATCCGATGTTGATCAATTTCATCAATCGGTCACGGCGGAGAATTGCCTATGCTTCCGGGTGTCTTCGAGTCCTCCCTATGGGCGTTCGCACGCACCCCAAGCAAGAGGTATACCGATTTTCGGACTGGAAGAGTCTTGTCCAAAAGGAAGCTCCGGGAGTGGACTCTATCCTCGCGATACGTTCATTGGCGGTGGCGATCGGAGTCGGTGGTTGGAAGCCCACTTGGCGGCGGATACCCTGGACCGATTTCCAAAGCCGGTTTCGCATCTTCAATGGTACCTTTTACGGCACTATTTCGGAACCGGGCTGGTATGCGCAATATGGTTTGGGCGAACTCGGCTCTCTATACCTCGCCCCCATTCCTGCCCAGTCCAACCCCATGGAGGTCGATTGCACGTGCATCCCGACGAACCTATTGACCGACAACGACCCGGAACCGATCCCGCAGCCGTGGCAGGACGCGGTGAGCTATTGGGCCGCTGTCCTCTGTCTGATTCAGCAGCAACGTGCGCAAGATGCCCAAGCCATGGCGCAGTTGTTCAACACCGATCTGCCGTTTTGCGCGTCTGTCGTTTGCCCGCAGATGATACAGACCGCCTATGGCGCAGTCATGCGTTCGGCGTAGTGTCATAGAAGCAAGCTAGTCAACCAACGCGGACTTAACGTAGGAGAGAGTCATGTCTTATGATGATCGTGGCCGCTACGGACGCGGCGAGATGTACGGACGCGATATGTATCGGCGCGGCGAGCGCGGCGAGCGTGGCGAGCGCCGTTACGGCGACCGTATGGAGGATCGCGGTGTCGATCGGTTGCTTGACCGCGCCTTGAAGTTGGTCAAGGAACTATGGGAAGTGCTTCAAGCGGCGGAGCGCGGCGTTGATGATACCGTGCGCGACCTGCAACGTGCGGCGTCGGTTGAGCGCCGGGCAGAGCACGAGGAACGCGAAGGTGAGAAGCTGGAGCGCCGGGCGGAAGGTATCGAACGTGAGGCGCTTGGTGACCTCACCGGGACACGCGAGCGGCGTGAGGAACGCGGTGAGCGCATGGAGCGCGGCGAGCGCGGTCGCTACTGATCGGCCGCCCGTCACAGACAGGAGGCCATCATGGCAGAACGTGGTGTTGATCCGCTGCTTGACCGCGCAATCCGCATAACGGCGGAAATCTATCGCTTGGTGCAGGCAGCGGAGAAAGGTGTTGACGACACCGTACGCGATCTGCGGCGGGCGGCGGCCGTTGAACGGCGTGCGGAGCACGAGGAACGCGAAGGCGAACGGCTGGAGCGAAGGGCCGAATCAATCGAACGTGAGGCGCTTGGGGATCTGACCGGCACACGCGAGCGGCGGGAATGGGATGATCGGCGTCATGGTCGATATGGTGAATGGGAAGAAGGCCGGGAAGATGACTGGCGTGAAGACTGGCCATGGGAGCGCCGCTGGCGCTGGTGGTACGGCCAGCACGAGTGGGCATGGCGCGAGGCTCATGAGTTGCAGCGTCTTGTCGGTCAGCTACAGCGGCCCGGTCGCCGGCCGGAGGAATGGTACGAACAGCACGAAGGTCTGTACCGGAGGTTTGGCCGCTTCCGTGATCATCTGACAATCATGCGGCGGCAGTGGGAACCATGGGCACATGCGGAGATCGATGGCATGCACCGCTATGCCGACGGTTGGTATGGGCGTTGGCCGGAGTACCGTGAACGCGGTGATATGGCCGGGCTTCAGCGCATGCAGCACGAAATGTCTCAGGTTCACAGCATCGCTGATGGGCTGCGGCGCAATCTGTATGGACGCCGATATCCAGACGACATGAACCGCAGAGTGCAGTATCGTTATTGAGATACTGAGTCCCATGACTCGTGTCAGACGCCTGAGACTTGTGAGCGTCGCGGACCTCAAACGCGGCGCTCACATTTTGCGGACCAAGGGTGAAGCCGCGCACCGCAAATGGTTGAAGAAAGAAATGGGTTATGCCTATCCAGTCCGCCAACCCTCCCGACATAATGGTGCTGGAGCAATGGGCGGGCCTAAACCAACTCGTTCCAAGGCACAGCATCGATGATGAGGAATTATATTGGAATGAGAATTTGTTTCCGATTGGACCGGGTAGCTTGCGCGCGTGCTGGGGGCATGGGCCGGTCCTTTATACGGCTCCTGCGGGCACCACGATCCTGCGCATCTTTTTCGGCTTTTATGGCAATCAGACGCCGCCGTTTGGGTGGCCGCCGCCGGGCCGGATGGGGTGGATGTTCCTCAGTAATGGCAACATAGACGAAGTTGACCTCGACACGCTCCAGGTGACCACGATCCCCGGCGCGTGGGCACCGATCGGACCGCAGTATTGGGCCAGCGCCAAGGTCTGGCGACCGCGCTGGATCGGCAACACGCCGGGAGAGGCCGGCGGTGTGCTGTTCGGTTCGCCGGGCGGTCTGTATGCGTGGGATGGCACCACACTGTATGCGCCCGGTGCTCCCGCCCCTGACTGGTTCACCAGCGCCGATATCTCGGGCCTCGGTCCGTTCACGATGCCGACCGGGCTACCCGGCATCTACACGATGGAAGTGTACCAGGAGCGTCTTTTCGTCGCAGGTAAGAATGTAATAGCTTATTCCGCCCCGCAGAACGGGGCCGACTTCTCGGCATCCGGCGGGGGTGGAGCTTTCGGTTACTTCGGAGACAAGCTTGTCTATAGTTACATGGACCTGTCCGCCGCAGCCGGCTATCTGTTTTGCTTTGGCGATAGCTCGACTGACATGATTAGCAATGTCCAACTCACGGGGGCGGGTACCGTCGCCAGCCCCTACAGCACCGTGTTCAATTATCAGAATGTCGATCCTCAGATTGGTCACGCTTTTCCTCGCCCTGTTGGGCATTGGGGCCGGTATTTCGTTATCGGCAATGGTGCGCCCCTTCACCCACCGGATACTGATCCTCTTGCTCATAGAGGCTCTGTTTATCTTATGTTTGGTGGTGATGCACAAGTCATCGGGGAGAAGATCACGCGCCTCTATACGACGCTGGAAAACACCGATTTCCAACCGACAATCTGTCCGGCCACCATCTTCGGCTTCAGAGTGATGTTGCTCAACGCCATGTTTACCGATCCGTTCGGCGTGCGGCGACCTCTGATATTGATGTGGCACGGCAACCTGCGGGGAAAAGAGATATGGTCGGTCGCAAGCCAAAATTTAAGTCTTACCCACATCGGAAGTTACGAGCAGGATTCAGTTATCACGCCGTATGGAACCGATGGGCAAAGCCTTTATCAATTGTTCGCGAACCCCGATCCGGCTTTGCCGAAACGTTTCTCAACGAAGGCGTACAAGGGCAGCGGAATCCAGGGGCTGACGATCAAGACGTGGAAGCGCTTGTACCTGGAAGTGACAGATTACAGCGGTGATGGCGCGGCGTTCAATGGCATCATCACCACGACCGGTGGCGGCATTCCCAATGGACGGCAGGATGTGGCCTTCCAGATTGCCCAAGGTGAACTGTACCGGCTTGATCCGGCACAGATTTCCGGACAGGGTTTGAGCGGGCAGCTTGACATGATAAGCTACAGCCCGGACTTCACCATCGAACGTCTGTTCGTCGGCAAGGAAGACCGCACCCTGTACGGCGCTTAGCCTCAAGAGTGCAGAATCCCAAATTAGAAAAGCGACCCCAACCAAGGGAGTTCAAAGATGCCACGACGTAGGACACACCGACTCCGCATGACACGCCGGGCGCGTCGTATCCGGGCACGTAGGCGTCGCTGATGCCACGGATTCTGCGCCCGCAGAACATGGCGCGGATGCTCGGGCCAAATTCGAAAGCGCGTAACTTCAGAACACCGCCGTTCCGGGCGCGTACCAACGCGAACTGGCGGTATCCGCGCGTCATGAACAGTCAGCGCAAATTGCGGAGGCTCTGATGGCAAGAGGCGTTAATCTTGGACGCCGCAGCCGTGTCGATCCGGCCGGCGTAGGACGGGGCCGGGAGAACCGGCCCAAGACGGGCGTTCAAGTCGTTCCACGCGGCGGCCGGCATGAGCGGCCCAAGAGCGCGACCGGAGGGCACCGTGGCAGACGGCACCGCCGCACGCGGCGCGGCAGGGGGCATTAAGGCCGTTGAGCAGGCTCGTCAGATCATCCAGAAGATCAGGGGCCTCACGCGGCAGATCATTCCGCGCCAGACCCGGCGGCGGGCGGCGCGGCGGCGGCGATAGCATAGGTCGCGGCATCGGCCGCATGACCAGCAGCGCACGTGTCGGGAGTAGATGATGGCAGCGGTCAAGCGCAATCCATGGTCTGACGATAGTTGGCCTGATGACTGGCGCTCCGCACGCGAGGGCGGACGTCAAGAGAAGGTCCGGCATCGTACGCCGCGTCCTGGCGGCCGGGCGGGACCGGTCATTGCGCATCGCGACAAGCGGCGTGGCCGGCGCAGCGGGAGACACTGATGCCCAATGATGATCCGGGCGATCAGCGCAATTACCGCGATATTCAAACGCCCGGCGGCAGTCGCGGCATGACTAATCGCGTTTTGACCGATGTTGCCAGAAGAGCCGGTGAGCGGAGGTATCCAAGTCTAGGTCTGAAGCGCAGTAACATTCGCTACGGCCGGAGATCGAGACGATGAAGGTCACGCTGTCAACAGGCCATGTGGTGCCAGTTCGTATCGTCAAGAAGATATACATCGGTCGTAAGCCGGCGATGCAGGTGGCGTATAATGGACGTGAGTTTGTCGCCGTGAAAAATGGCGGCTGGCGTGAGTGGAGCATGGACAATGGGAAAGAAGGAACGGGAGAAGGGCGATCGGATCGAACGGGAGATTGTGAATAGGCATGTTGAAGCTGGCCTCCATGCCGAACGTTATCCCGCATCCGGCGCGACGCGATTTCGCGGTTCCGGTCATGATGTGGATGTGTACGTCGGAGAGACTGCGCTCTCGGCGGAGGTCAAGGGCCGTGGTGGCGGCGAAGGCTTTGCGCTTATTGAGCGGTGGTTGGCCGACTACGATGTACTGTTCTTGCGGCGTGACCGCCAAGACCCGCTGGTGGTCGTACCCTGGCACGTTTGGGAGCGCCTGTTGAAATGGGCCGACTCACAGGAAGGCATCCCAAGTACCCAACCAAGCTCCAAAAGCGAGCGGCCCGCAAGAACCTCCGCAAAGCAAGAGCCAAGCGGAAACCCGGTAGGAGAGGCTGATGGCGCGTCGCGGTAATGCCATGGTCGTTCCAAGCCTGCGACGGGGTGGCCGTCGCGGATCACGCAGGAGGTAGCCATGAAGGATTGGCAGACTGAGGCCGAAAAGATCGACGAACAGACCAAGCAGCGGCGCGGACGTCATCTTCGACGTTCCCGTAGGCGCTATCGGTAATGGCGCGACGGGGCCGGCGCGGTCACCGCACGCGCGGTGGCCGCATGCGCTTTCCACGGCGCAGACACGGCAGGAGATACTGAATGGGCAGCGGACACAGAGGCCGGCAGGGCGAATGGCCCAAGCTCAACCCGGAAACCGGTTCCGATGCTCGCAAGGACGGGCGTTGGAATGGTCATGGTCACTTTCTTCAGAACGATAGGGTGCAAATGGAAGGGCGGCCCGTCGCTGGGCCGCTCCGCTATGCCACCGAACCGCGTGTCGGGCCGCGCGGCAAGTCAGTTGAGGCCGCCGATTCGATGATGTCGGATCACGGGATGGACAGAATCAGCCCGAGAGGCTTTGATCCCGGCGGCTGGCCGGTGTGGGACCGCCAAGCCCCATCGGGCCTTGTCGCGACTCACGTTCGGGAGGGTACGCGGCAAGGTTCGAAGGAGTTCGACCGCCTGATGGAGAGCAATGCACAGACGGCCGGACGCAACTCGCACAAGAGACGTCCATGAGGATGAAGGCATTTCAGGGATACTACAAGGTTCGCGAACGGCCGCGCAGCGTACTCATGAAGTGCGGGCGCGGCCTTCCGCTTGTTGTGAAGTTACGCGAGGTCGATACCTTGTCGCCCTGGAACGACTACGGTTTTCCCAAAGAATTTTGGATGTACGATGGTAATACGATAGTGGTCTGGCCATCGCCGGACAAAGCCTACTACTTTGATGTGGAATATCATGGCGATCGTGACGCTGCTTGTCCCGCCGGATGAACATCCAAATGTTCACACGACGCTGCCGTATGCCAAACGCGGTGCTTTTGCTTTTGAACATATGATGGCACATCGCAACCTGTTCGGTGCGATGGGATGGGAGGGTATCGGCCTCTCGCAATTCTCCGTGCTGCCTTATATGCTGGACCCGGAAGTCAATACCAAGACACAGGCCAGCGGTTGGCATCTCAATCACGGACAGGCACATCAGGATGCGACGGTGACGTTGCCGGGATGGTTCGGGTGGTGGTTCCTGACAGGACAGCGGCCGGCGACGCAGGTGGGCAGTTTCCATGATTTTGCTGACAAGACGCTGGCGACGCCGGAGTCAACAAAATGGTGGACGTGGATCAATCATCAGGAACATTACATTGCCAATCAGGTGCTGCCAACGGCGCAATTCCAGAATTACCCGTTCTGGTGAGGCACATCAAATTTCCGGATGATGAAATTTGGTTGAAGGATTTGTTGCTGCGCAAGTACAGCGACAACTACGATGTTGTTACCACCGAATCGTGGGTGCGTCACGTCGTTCTGCCCAATCCTCACCTGTTCTATGCAGTCCGCACCGATCATGCGTTTGTGCTCACCGGGCTGCGCTCGACACCATGGACGCCGAATGACATAGAGGCTGTTGTCAGCATCGTGACGGCTGATGACGGCCACGTGTGGGATTGTATCCATTTGCTGCGGGACAGCGTAGATTGGGCGCGACGGCGCAAGGCGGTGCAATGGTCGGCGTTCTCGGAAACCGGCGTTGACCTCGGTCCGTTGATGGAACGGATCGGATGTCATCTTGAACCGCGTTTTGTTGTCAGCTTACGAGGTGAGTGATGGCGGGCGGCGGCATCGATCTTGGCAGCGTCGGCGGTGGTGGATCGACGCCGTTTGGTCCGGTCGGACCTGATCCGACGGCATGGGCGCAAAGTGTCGGTGCCAACAGCGCGGCGCGGACCACAGCGACCTACAATGACCTCGGTCTTGGCGGCGGCACCAATCAACTTGGCCAGCAGTCCGGCGGCATGCAGCCTGCGGAGTCAACCGACATTGCAGCGGGAAATACACGGGCGCAGCTTGGCGCTGGCCAGATCGGTATCGAAGAGAACCAAGCCGCGCTCCAGCAACAGCAGGCATACAACAATCTGGCGCAACAGGCGGAACAGTCGAATGCGCAATCGGCGGGACAATCCGCGGGTCTTGTCGGTGCGCTCGGTGGCTTGGGAAAGTAGGAGATCGCGATGGCAGGCGGCGGTGGCAATCTCGGCGGTAATTTCACGCTGCCGTTTCCGATGACGGACCCAGCACAGCAATATCAGTATCTCAATCAACAAGGCACATTGGGGGCGATGAGCGCACAGGCCGGCACCGGGGCGGGACCGTCAACAGGAGAGGCGTTGCAGATCGGAGCGGCCGGACAAGGTGCGGCGACGACGGCAGCCAATACCGCAATCCAGGAAGACCAGCTAGGTTCCCAAGTCAATGAACTGAATGCGCAGCAAAATTTGCTTAACCAGGAACAGGGTGCCAGCGGTCTTGGTAGTATTGCTGGTTTGGCTGGCAAGTGAGGCGGCAATGAGTTTTTACGATCCCAGCGCCAGCGGTTACGATGTCAGCGGCTTCAGTGGCATCAGCAGCGATCCCAACATTGCGGCGTATGCCAACGATCCGACGCTCGGCACCGGCTATGATCCCTATGCCAACATGGGCGGTGGTTACGATCCGTCGCAGTCCGGTTATGATCCGACTTCCGGCCTCTACCCGATGGATCAATTCGCCGGTGGTGCTGGTGGCTTCGATACGTCGGTTGCCGGACAGACGCCGCAAGCAGCCTATCAGCCGGTCCAGACCGAACTTCAAGCCGGTGATCTTGGCGGTCAAGCTGGGCAAGGCAGTCAGCAGCCCGGTCAGCAAGGTCAACAGGGAGCACCGGGCACGCGGTCGCTGCAACAGCTTGCACAGGACCAACAGGTGCAGCGATTGCAGAACCGGCCGGTCAATCCGCAGGGTTGGCAGGGCGGCGGCCAGTGGGGAGCACCCGGTCAGATGCCCGCCTATATCCAACAGATGGGGCAAGGCGGGGCCGGCGCGCGCACCGGGCCTCCAGGCTGGGACCCGCAGCAAGGCCAGCCGTGGCCGGGCCAAGGCGGACAGCAAGCCGGAGGGCAGCAACTCGCCACATTCGATCAGCGGTTCCAGCCGGCCGAACAAATGGCCACCGGACCTAATCAACAACTGCCCACCGATCAGGTAGGCATGATAGACACAGGACCAGCGCAGTTGCAGCAGCCTGGGGAAGCCGGACCCGGTACCGGAGAGGTCGCGGCGACAACAATGGCGGGCGGCGCGGGTGCGGTCCCGACACCACAGCCGGCACCGCCACAGCAGACCGCACAGCAGCCGCTCCAGGGTGGCGCACAGCCCGGCGTGACGCCGGTCCAGGCGCAGCCGATCCGCCCCGACGGCCGTCCGGCCGGTCCGACCGGCACCACGGACGATGCCAAGACGCCACAGGAGCGGCGGCAACAGCAGCAACAGGACCGTCGCGCCAACCCGCAGCCGCGCACGGCGCTGGAACGGCTTGCCGCCAATGCCTTGCATCAAATGGGATTGCCATCACAGCTTGCACCGCTTGTAGCGCGGTTGTTGGGTGGTGCTGGTGGCCTTGGCGGTGGAGGTGGCGGCGGTAGCTTCCCTGGCTTTGGACCAATGGGGAGGGTACGGCATGGTCGTTTTGGCTATGGTCGCGGCATCGGCGGTCGGCATGGGCGCGGCATGCGCGGTTTCAACTGGTACGGGCATCGTTATGGCGATGGACCGCCGGGACGTGGGATGCGGTACAGCATGGGGATCGGCGACGGCCAGCAGGACGGACAGGACGGACAGGACGGACAGGATGACCAGCAGCAAGACCCTGGAGCGGAGCACGAGGACAACGGACCGACGCCGGGCCAACCGGCGGGTGGAGGTCAGCCCGGGAATCAGCAGTTTGCGCCGGGTGCGTTACCGGCCGGACCGGCGACACCGGGACGCGGGACTCCGTTCCAGTTTGGTCCTGGGAACCCACCGGTTCCGGCGACCGCGCCTGCCGACACCGGAAATCAAGTTGCTGGGCCGGGCGTACCATCAGGCATGGGTGATGTCGCTGCGCCGCGTACGCCGCAGGAGCAAGCCGACCTCGCGCGGACTCAAGGTGCGCTCCAGGCCGGCGCACAGAGCGCACAGCCGCAAGGTACTCAAGGCACCCAAGGCGACCTCCTGATGTCGGCGGCATCGCCCGGCTTCGCATCGCGATCGGTCGTGCCATTTGGGAATAATGTCCTATCCCGCATTCAACAGGACAGGCAGGCCATGGCAGGCGCTCCACAGATCACGCCGCAATTTGTGGCCCGGTCGCGGTCCGCCGGCACGAGTACGCCGCCGACGCAAGGTTATTCCGGCTATCTGCGCAATGAGCGCTCGAAGTTTCGCGACGAAATCAGCGCCAGTCCGCGATTGCGTGCGGCCGTTGCCGCGATGCTCGCGACTGAGAACTCCACCGATCCGATCGGGCCGGTTGAGAGCCTGATGAACCGGGCTGCGATGACCGGGCGTTCGCTTCAATCAATGTTGTCGCCGTCGTTCTATGGTCCAATGCGAACCGGAGCATACCAGCGTGCTCTTCGTCAGTTGCAAGCTAATCCGGCGTCGATGGGGCGCTACAATGCCGCGATCGACATGGCGCTCAATGGATCGAATGTGCTTGGCGGTGCGACCGATCAAGGGTCCGGTCGTGATCCGAACGCCGGCTGGCGCGGCGGTCGCGTGCTGCGCAGCGGGGAAGTCTACAATGATTGGGGTGGCTATCGGGGACATGGCTACTCGCGCATGTGGCGGGAGCGCCAGCAGCGGCAGGTGCAAGCCGAACTTGCCGGCCAGCAGCAACAGGCAACAGGGACGCAGTGATGCCGTTTGACCTCGACCAAGCCTATGCCAGCGCCGCGAATGAGGAACGCAGCGATGAGCGACTTCGCGCCCTGTTTGATTCGGAGAATGCGCCACAGCGTACGGCATCGCTCACGTTGACGGATGGCAATGCGCAGCCACAGCCGCCGCCGGACCAAGGCCAGATGGACCCCGGCGCATTCGGTACATCGCCTCTTACGCCGCCACAGCGCGCGCCGACGACGCGCTTCAGTCCGTCACTTCCCGCGCTCGCCGGGCGGCAGCGCCCGATTGACTTCGGACGTCCGGTCGAAGCTCAACCAGAAACGCCGCGACCACAGCGTCCGCAGCGGTATCAGCCTTTCATCCCCAGTCAGGGACCGTATCGGCCGCACGATTGGGGCAAGCCGGATTTGGCGTTGCTCGGATCGTTCCGCTATCCTGGCCTCGCGCCGTCGCCATGGATGCCGCAGCATCAGGACGTGAATGCGCTGATGCGACAGGTGCTCGGTTTCTTCATGCAGAGCGGATCGAACCCGATCAAGGGGATGGCGCGCAATTTGATTGGTCTGCGTGCCAGTACGATCAATGCCTTTGTCAAAGGCTATATGCAGTCGTCCAAGATGCTGCACGAACAGGCCAAGCAGCAACATGAGGAAATGCTTGAGCGGTTACAGGAAGAATTTGCCGACTTTTCCAAAGTGTTTATTTCATATGGACCGGAGAGCGCAAAATTCAATGAAGAGGAATTGAAGCATCAGTTGGAAGCCACGGCGCGCAAGTATCAGGATGATGAACTGTTGCGTGCGCTTCATAATGGCGGCTATGGAGAGGTCCAGCGCGTCATCGATGCGCGACATGCTAAGGGCTTGGATGCGTGGAAGGTCAGCGCACAGAGTACGAAGGCAGATCGCGATGCGGAGGCTGATGACCGCAATCTTCAGCCGGACAGGCCGGTAGCACCAAAGGCGGCAACACCTGCTGGGACTGCTGCGCCGGGAGCAGCGCCGGGACCGGCGGGAGTACCCGCGACGGCGGACGGCATGCCAGAGTTTCCCGCGCCTTACAACAGCGCCATTCGCAGCGCGGCAACGCGGATGTTCATGGGGCATCTGGGAAGCAGAAATCCGTTCCCAACGACACAGCCGCACTCAAATGAGGCCGCGCAAAGAGAAGAGGACAAGCTGACGGACTATTACAACAATGTGTTAAGCAGTCCAAACCTACCAAGCGGCGATGACAATGAAGCCGTTGCCAAGCGAATGAACATGATCATGCCGGCGATGGAGAAGATTAGTCCGGAAATGACCCAACGTATGCAGTATGTTCTTGCCGGCAATGAATTAACGGCCAAGCAAAAGAGTGATCCCGGTTGGGTAGCGGCAGAAGGTGCGGCCCTGAAGATTGATCCTCACGCCGCAAGCGACGTCGGCGACGTCAAGGAACGCTCTCTGTTGCTGGCCGAAACTGGTGATTTCAGTCTTGCGACAAGGGGCATTCGCGCCAGCAAACAAGGCCAACGGACAGACACCGCCATCATCAACGGTGCCGTCAAGGTCCTTCAGGATCAGCATGGTTTTACGCCTGAAGAAGCAACGCGATATCTGGCACGCAAAGGTATACAGTGGAAGAATGCGGCAGCAACATCCAAGGCGTTTGCAGTTGGTAAGCAGGGCGATCAAGTGCGCGCGCTCAATGTTGCAATCAGTCATCTCGATACACTGGAGCGACTCGGTCGCGAACTCGATAACCCGACTTCGATACGTCCACTCAACGCCATATTCCAGGATGTTGCAGCGGCAACTGGACGCACGGCACCTGTTGACTACAATGCGGCGCGACAGATCATTGGTGAAGAAATCGTCAAGAGTGTCGTCAGTGGCGGCGGCGGCGTTACCGAACGTATGGAGGCTGGACGCAATCTTGATCGCGCTAATACTGGTGAGCAAACCGCCAGCATTGCTAATACGTACAGGACCTTGATGGCGGGCCAAATGGTCGGACTTGAAAAACAGTATGGTGCTGGCACTGGTTTTAATGACTTTCGGGGCCTGTTCTTGCTGCCTGCAACGCAACGGGCGTTAGAGGGTGCGGTTGAGCGTCCGGTTGGCGATTTCGGAGGCGGTGCGCCGGGATCGGCTCCGGCTGCGCCGGCTTTGCCGCCCGGCTGGAGCATACCCGGCGGCGGGGCACCTACAGCACCTGCTGCGCCCGCACCAGATACCGGCGGTGGTCTGCCGCCCGGCTGGAGGATACGCTGATGCCGGATTTCACATTTGAGGGGCCGGGCGGCCAGAGCATCACCATTACTGGTCCGGAGGGCGCGACGCGTGATCAGGCGATCGGTATTCTCAGGCAGCAGCGGCCGGAGCTATGGCAGCAACCGCCACAACCTAGCTTGACGTCGGACGTCAAAGATGTTGCGGGCAGCATAGCGGCCGGCGCAGCGCGTGCGCCGATGCACGTGCCGGGTCTGGGCGGCGATGTTTCTGCGCTGGGTGCTGGTGTGTCGGGCCTGATGAATCGCGGCGTCGATTGGGCAACGGCACAGCTTGGCGTTCCTACGCATTTGCGAGAGCGTCAGCTTGAGCGCGAGCGGCTGGGGCACATTCTGCCGACGACTTCGGATATCGCACAGGAGGTCGAACAGCGGACCGGCGTGCCGGTAACTTATACCGGACGTACGCCGGCCGCGCGGATCGCTGGCGCAGCGACAGAGGGTGCGCTTGATCCAGTCGGTCTGATGACCGGTCCCGGCACTATCGCACGCGGGATGACCGCTGGCGCGCTCGCTGGCGGGACTGGTGAGGCAGTCACGGAGGTCACCGGATCGCCGGTTGCCGGCGCAATCGCAGGCGGTGCGGCTGCGTTGGGGCGCGGTGCAGGCGCAGAGCGTGCGGCGATACGGCGGACCAACACGCCGACGATCGGCGAGATCGAGAGCGCGGGCGGCGGATTGCGTCCAGGCCAACCGATTCGTGGCAACGACATGCAGGTACTCAATGCCCGGTCAGCAAACCTGATGAATCGCATCAGGGGCGCGACGCGGCCCGGCGTTGACGAATCGTCGCACGAAGCATTGCGGCGCGGTGTCGGCTCAATTCTATCTGATGCAGATGCCGGCCGGATCGCCGTCGTCCCGGATGAAGCGCGCGCTTTGCGTGAGATCAGGAACGGCAATCTCAATGTGATCACAAGGCAGGAGCGCGAGCAGTTGGAAACGCTGCATCGCGGCGGGTTTACTCGCAATATCCTTGGTGCGCTTGGCGGTCCACCCGGTCAGGGTCACATCAGTCATTTCCTGCGTCATTTGTTTACTGTTGCCGGTTTGGGCATCCCCGCTGCGGCGCGTGCTGGGGCCGGAGGCATCGCCAGTCGCGGCATCAACCGCACGCTTGACGAACTGGCGCGGGCGTCACAGCTTGGCACGGCGCGAGAGTTGCGTTCGCCGTTGCCGCGCGGTCCTTTCACACTGGACGAACTTGTCCAGGCTGGTGTACGCGGTGCCGAATCGCAGGAAGGACGCCAATGACAACTAAGGACAAAGACGCTGATCCACTCAAGGTCAACAGTCGGCTGTACAAGCAGCTTGGCTTGCTGTTGGATGAAATGGAAAAGCACGAGGTCGATATTACGTTTCCACAACGCTTGAACGCGTTCATCGCCATCGCGCGCGTTCAACACGTCTTCATGGCTCTGCGCAAAGAGAATAAGAACGATGACGAACTCACAGGATCAGCCGTCCGCGACGCCGCAGCGGCGTTCAAGAAGAATGGAAATGGTCGCGGAAAGAAATCTGCCCGATCCGCCGCCCCAACCATCACCTTCGATGATGAGGACGACGACGACTTCGACGCCGCCCGCTGATCAGCAGGGCATGCGGCAGGAGTACATCGCCCGCTTTGCCTGGAAGCAAGGCATGCTGGGTGCGGTGAGCACGCTGACAGCCGTTCTGGCGCAGCGACTTATTGTATTGGTCGCGGTGATCGGAGGTATCTGGTTGACGTTCCTCGCGCTCGACCACGCCGACGCTTATCGTCTTGGGGCTTTGGCGATCTACTGTCTTGGTGTCGTTGGGACGTCCGTGTGGCTGGCAGGGCGCTAAGGCGAAGCGGGTTGCTTGGTACTTGTGACACGCTGGCGCATGCCGGGTTGCTTGGCCTCGTCGGCGCAGGTGGATTTCACGATGTCAAACAGCGAGATCAGTATAGCATATGTCACTCTTTGATGCCGATTTTAATACAACTCTCTATCGTCTTGCAGGTACGCTCCAAAGGTTCGGTGTACTCTCGCCTTGTGACACGCTTAGAGGTTTTGGTGAACTAAACCAATTTGACGCGCTGTAATAATTGGGTTTCTCGTCTCCAACGGCGCGCTAAGCTACTCGGATTGCTTTACAGCACGGCACGCTCCCGGCATCTGGATTGCTTTCGCTGCTTTGGCTCGCTTTCCTATGCGAATACGCGCAGGTTAAATTTGACGCTTTCTTGTGTGGTTTGCTGATCGCGCAGTGGCCACTTTTTATACCGGTTTGCTAATGGAGGTGGTTCGCTAGTGATCTCAGGTTTTCTAATCTTTACTGGCGCGCTAACAGTGCTGGGTCACTTCGTTCAATGGCCTCAGTGCATGCTGGTAGACGGGATCGTTTCATCCTCCATCGAGATGATCATCTTATGCGCGATGACAGCCATTTCCAATTGTGTCATCTGATTCTGTGTGGATTCCTCGCACACTTTCATGTAGGCCGCGATCAACACGCCCATCGCTTCATTTGGATTCATTGTCATGCTCTTGATCGTCCGCACCACGAAGTCAACCTTGCGGGCGTCGATGCAGACTTCATGTGTGACCGGCTCTGACTTCTCTTTCATTCGGGAACCTCGATCTGGAGTGGTTCGGGCAACGCCTCCGGATAGGCGCGCTCCAGCGGTAACCGGCCCTGAACATTACCGTCCAGGCGCACGTATGCGCCTAGTTGCTTCAGGCGCTCGTGTGCGACGTTCATGTCGTCCAAGAACCGGCCAAGTGCGTGAGCCAACTTTCCGATGTATCCGGCATCACGTCCTAGCATCGCATCATATGGCGGCATGCGAGGATGGTAGCTGTAGAAGTGAGCGGAGTCCCATTCCCCGATCATCAGTTGTCCCTGGACCTGCGGCGTGTAGTCAGCGCCGGGACCTTCGGACAGGTACATCAGTTGCGTCCACGGGGCCGGGCATTTCACTTCGACGCAGCGGTTGGCGTAGAGGTAGTCTGGCGAACAGCCGATCTGACCGTCATCAGTGGTCACGAAACCGACCTCGCGCAGCTTGATGTCGTGGGTGAACTCGAATTGCGCGGCGGCGTGCCGCTGTTCCAGCTTGCCGCGTTCGGCCCACTCGACAAAGCCAAGCTGATCCTGCATCGACTCCATCAACAGGCGCTCGGCCAGCAGCTTGTACATGTAGGGACCGGCCTGCCTCGACAACTGGCCGGTCGGCGTCACGATCTTGTGGAACATCGAAGCCGTCGGCTTCCCCATACGGGCGTTGTACCACTCTGGCGAATACTGCGCGCATTCGATGATCTTCATGCTTACCTCCCGCGATAAGGTGACGGATACGGCGGAGGGCCGCGCCATGGTTCTTCGTGGACTGGCGGCGGTCCATAGCCACGGTACGGCTCACGGCGCGGCGCACGCGGATCATAAGGGGCCGGTCGGATTTCGCGCGGCTGGTAATAGTCATCGGGGCCGCGACAGCTTTTGGTCCAGTAGCACGGCGGCAACGGCCATTCGTAGTCGCCGACGGGTTGGATATCCTCAATGCCGATTTGGACTTGTATGTTCTCGGTCCCGGCAATGAGTGTCGCTATTAGTATCAGTTCAATCATCATATTTTCCTTTCGTTAAGCACGCTATCAATGAGTGGTTTTCTTGCTGACAGTTGGCGCGCTTCGTTTACTGGTTTGCTACGCCCTGTGGGCGCGCTGCTTCCGCACGGGTTGCTACATTAGTGCGGCACGCTGCTTCAACATGGTTTACTAGGTTACGCTGGCACGCTTGGCCTGCCGGGTTTCTTCGAGAGGTGACACGCTCGCCATGAGTGGGTTTCTGGTCATCGTGTAGCGCACTAAACGTTCTGGTGTTCTAGGTTCGCTGGTTCGCTCAGTATCTCTGGATTTCTAAGCTGCGATGGCGCGCTGTTATCCACCGGATTGCTGTCCCACGGCGGCGCGCTGGGCGCGAGAGGTGGTTACTATTCCATAAAGGCACGCTAGGCACGAGTGGATTACTCTTCGATTAAAGCCGCTTAATTGCACTGGTTTTCTATCACAATTTGGCGCGCTTCAACACCACGGGTTTCTATCTAGTACCGGCTTGCTAAGCTGGGGCGGTTTCCTAACTATGGGTCACTGTGCTGGATCGGATTTCTAATTGTGGGTGGTCCGCTCGTTTCGCTGGGTTTCTCTTACAGTCTGGCACGCTCGTTTCGCCTGGGTTTCTGTTTCAATCTGGCTCGCTGTACTCAACTGGTTTACTTGCCATAAATGGCACGCTGTATGGTAATGGGTTTCTAGTCTAGGGTGGCGCGCTCAACCAGAATGGTTTACTACCCAATTTTGACGCACTATCGACGTTGGATTACTCTTCCATATCGGCGCGCTGAACTTCATCGGATTACTCAAACAGCTAGGCTGCCTTGTGTGGCCGATGGCCTAGCTTAGCCTCTGCGTACGGCTTGGTCACCGGCAATCCCTCCAGGGTGCGCCAGCGGACCCACAGATCAGCAAGAAACATCTTGATCATGTACCGCTTGGCGGCGTCGTTGATGCGGCCCGGTGTCCAGTGATCCGACACGTCCTCACCCGCTTTGCGCAGCTTTTTCCATTCGTCCACGCCAACTTTGATCTTGCGATCATCGCTCAACAAACGGTTCTTGTAGTCGTCATAGGTCAACCGCCATGATGATCCGGTGCGGATGAACGATCCAGCGAGCACGCCCATCAGCTTGGTCTTGACGAACGGCTCATAGGTAATTGACATGCGCGTTTTCAATTCGCCGTTCTTGTCCTTGTACTCGCGCTCGACCAAGTGTTCCTGCCGGCGTGACCGGCCGCGCCCATCCGGACCAACGTCCAGGCCGCTGTATTTCCAGAAGCTGGATACATGCCGTGCCTTGTGCGGATCAAACCAGCCGATGATGACGCCGGCCATTGCCGGACCCACGCCAATGACGTCCTTGAGATATTCGTTGTAGATCGGAATTTCCTCCAGCGAGGTCGTCAGCATGCGAAATGTCTTCGCTTCCATCTTCTCCATGTCGATGTAGCGGTCAACAAGCTGTAGCTCAACATAGGTGCTGATGATTTCGTCGCCGTGAAAACCCTTTTGTGTCGGCAGCGTACGGTTGCGGGCGACGCCATCCGTGAGGCGCTTATAGGAGGCACGCAATACTTCAATGACCTTCTTGCCTTCCTCAGTGATTTCGGCGTCGTCCGTCTCGCTTGGCACTTTCGGTTCGCTATCGGATTCTGGCTCGCTGCGACGTACGGCTTTCTTTTTGGCCTTCGGCGCGCTTGTCTGCGTTGGGTTGCTGGCCGACGTTGGCACGCTGTCCGTCTTCGGGTTGCTCCCTATCTCCGGCATCACCTTCAGCTTGGCGCGGAAATTTCCGACCAAGCGTAGACCCATCTGCATACGCAACTTCTGGAGGTCATACGCGCCGCGCACCATGATGGCAACGTTCTTGGCGTTCTCATTCATCGATTCCCTCCTTTCGGTCGGATGCCGGTCATGCGGTGCAGTTGGCGTCGCGCTGTGTTGTTGTCATGGCGCGTGCGCTTATCTGATTTTGTGCTTCTGCGTTTCTCTAGCGCGATTAAAGTCTGTCCAGGCGATACCGGGACAAGCATATAATCACCCGGCTCAAACCGGCCGCCACGATCGAAAGCGCGAATCTCGTACGTCAACGCTTCAGGTGTCTGATAACGGACCCATCGATTGTTAAACTCGATATAGGTCTTTGAGACATGGACTCTTGCCGATATGCATTTGTAGCCACGTACGATTGCGCGAGAGACAGCGCACGTCGCCGGATTTTTAACTTGGCCTAAGCTACAATCACGCGGCGTTATGATGACTTTGAGCGGCGATGTGGCATCTTCAACCGGTTTGCCGTTGATTTCCATTTCCTGCCTCCTGCTTGCGAAGCTTGATGTTCAGAGCGTTAACACACGAGTTGTAGTCACGGCGGCGTATGCCGTCAAGACGGTCGGTGTATGGTGCCATCGCTTGCAGGAATACGGGCAGTTCAACCTTGGTCTTCTTCAGCAGACCTGCGATGAAATTGAACTCACCCTTGGTCAACGTCTCTTCAACGCCGATGCCGTCGTTGTCCTCGCCCTGGCGCACGATGTTGAGCACACATTCGGCGGCGTAGCGTTTGCCATAGCTTGTACTGGACCCGGCGGCCTGGAGCGAGTTGCGGCCGGGACCAGTATCGGGTGGCAGCGGTGGGCTATCAGCAAAGACTTCAAAACCGCCCCGCATCAGGAAGGCGCGTACGACAAGCTTGCCATCGGCGCTCACATTGTTGAACCGCAGCGAAAAGCCGTGCCGTACCAGGATTGGACGCAACACCTTGTCCATGTCTTCCCAGCGGGCAAACTTGTAGCTGCCAAATCTTTTACCGTCCTTGCGCAATTCGACCACGCCATCTTTGCGGACCTGCGGGATTTCTGCCTGCATGGCCGCGAACGCCTCATGGAACAATTCGCGTTGTTCCTCCGCCAGCAGTTCGCGCCGCATCCGCAGCACGGCGTCAAGCTTGTCCGCCGTGATGCCGGGATCGTTCATGAAAGTGGTGATGAACTCGCTCAGGTTCATCGCCGGGGTTTTGCGCACCATGTCGTTCATTGTGTCACTCCTGGGGTAACACCACATGCGAGCGCCAGCCGCCGCGACAGACAAGTGGCCCACGCACTTGGAATCCTTTCAATTGATCGATTTCCCGCTGCATGACTTCCATCTTGGCCTCCAGCCGCGCCAGCGTTGCATCGGTCTTCCGAGCGAACTCGCGTAGCGGCCCCATGATCGCTTCCATCATGCCGGTCGTTGCGCTGACTTCCGGCTCAAATGTCGCGAAGGGGCCGTTGCGCCCGGTCTGCCTCAAACCCTTGACCATCATTCCCCCCTGATCACTTCCACCGGAACGCCGGTCAACTTGGCGATCCGTGTTGCTTGATCGATGTTTGGACGCGCCGAACCCGGCGCACCCGGCTCTTTGAACCATCGCCACATCGCTTGCCGGCTGACGCCGATAAGCTTGGCACGGGCTTTCCATGTCGGCGCGTTAATCTTCGCAATGATCGGCTTCAGTGGCTTCTGGTGCAGTTTCTGCTTGAGCGACGCCGCCCGCAGTGCGAACACCTTGTCGCCTGTCATCCTCGCGACTTTTTCGGCCAGCTTGATCGCGTCTTTTTGGCTGACTTGCTGCTTTGAACTCACTTCCATTCTCCAGACTGGCCAAGCGTTCTCGCCCGGCTTCAAACACGTCCTTGCCCATCAAGCCATCTCGCACCATGCGCTTGCGTTCCGCCCGCGTGTATCCAAGGTACATGCGGCGACAATCGAACTCCCGACAGATCGCGGGAGCGCGATCGTGTATCGTACAGCCTTGGTCATCCAAGTAAACACATTCAAGGTTGGCTTTACGGGCAAGCGCCTTGACGCGTTGGCCGGTGAACGGATGGCTCACATCAACAGTCTGGTAATCGTCCGGCCGGTCGCCGCACTCCGGATGCAAGATAATGAGGTCAGTCAGGCAGCATGCGCGGCAGCCGTTGCACGGGACCGTCCGATCAGTCATCGTGTTGCACCTCGCGCAATGTCAATCACGACGTCGCGACCTTGCACGCCGCGATCGGCCGCCCATGGCCTTAGCTCGCGCTGGAATCGGAGCATCGTATGTCCAACAATGTCAGGTTGCAGATACTGCGTACGAAACGGCGACGCGCCGGGTTGGAATAGGCGAAACCATAAGGCCCAGTTCCACCAATCGAACCAAAGCCAGAGGTCAACATCGTACCAGTAGACGCGGTGATGCAGCCATTGCGGGTACCGATGGCCGAGGAGATACGGATACGGCATCCGTGGCCAATTGTAAGGTCCGGCCGGAAGGAACGATGACGGGGGAAACGAATACGAATCAAACCCGCGCGCGTGCTGGGTTGCGGCCTCTTTCCATTCACGTCTGAATCCTCGTCTCATAGTGGTTCTCTCCATTGCAGCTTTGCCAGATCGGTTGGCGATCCCTCCACAATGAACTCGTAATCATCCAACAGATTGACACGCGACCATTTCGGATTTGTCTCGTGCTCCGTGATGCAGACGACATGATCCGGATTGACAAGGATTGTCGCGATCTTGGGGTCTTCAACCGTTCCTTCCAGCGCGGGCGTTACGGCCTTGAGCTTGAGCATTAGCGGAATCCTTCTATCCAACGGCGTACGCCGTCTGCATCTTGTTCCTGCGCGCGCATCGCGCCAAGCAGCAGAATGTAAGCGTTGATGTTTCGTGTTCCATTATGTTTGTTGAGGTCAGAGGTCATGGACGCCACGGCGTTCACGAGGTCACCGCGATTCAAATATTCCATCGCGCGCTGCTTGCACCACTCTATATGCTCATCATAGGTTCTCATGGTATACCACCGTTCCACTTTTGTTCTGTTGGACTTCCCAATTTTTTTTTGGAGATTTTTCGATCGCTGTCGGTTGAATGTCAACACGAAAACATGCAACCTGTTGACGGTGAGCGCCGCGTGTATCGCGTGATGAATACATTGGATCGGCGATTCCGGACCGTGAGCTACCTACATAGCCAAAAGCAACAGAACGCATGTAGACGCCGCTAGAATGCCGTGTGAGCGTCAACACACAAATTGTTACAATCAACAGATTTCTGTCTGCGTCAACTCGCCGCATGACGTCGCGTGTCAACGTTGCTATTGTTGACACACGGGCAATCAAGCCCGCGATGGAGCAACGGTGTCATGGGAGCAAGTGTTTACGTTTGGCCGAACAGCGGCGATCATGATTTTGTTCTGCGCGCGACGCAGGACGGCGATGCAGTGTGCATCAACGCCCGCAACACGAAGGGCGATGTGGTGGCGCGCATTGTCTATCAAGTTGGCGATACTGCCTATGCAAAGCGTATGGCCGACGCGATCGAGAACGCGCACAACTCAGTCATGGCCGAACGCGAGGAACGGGCGGCGGCAAAGTTGGCGGAAGAACAGGCGCGCATTGTTCTTGAGCGTCAGATGAATGAGAAAGAAGAGGCCGCATGCTTGCGCCTGTTTGAGACACAGCCGCACAACGCCGCATCCTACGATGAATTTCGGCGGTTCTTTCGCTGGGACGGGCTAAACGGTTGCTGGATGGGCATGATCAATGGCGTTGTGTTCGGCATTGAAGCAGACGGCTATGCCCACCAATAACCGTATCACACACACCGCCATTGTGCATGGAGCATGGTTAATGACCGATACTCGGATTTGTCCGCACTCCGGCTTGCCTACGCGAGAATGCGAGTGCCACGCGACTGATGAAACGTCGCCTTTCTATCAGTTCAATCACGCGAAGACGCAAGCCGAACGCGACGCGGCGAGCGAACGCGTGCGGGTGCTGGTTTGCGAGCAATGCAAATAGTCCTCGCAATTGTACTGGTGTTGCTCGCGTTTGTCCTCGCGAGCACACCACAAGCGCAATCGCCGTGTGAACCTGCGCCGACGTCGCACCGTTGCCAATGGTTCCACAAATCTCAAACAGATCACTCATGGATATGCAGATGAACAATATGTATCAGGTAATCACGACACATTTCCTTGCGCCGACGAACCATAGACCGGGACGCGTCAAGGCAACCGCAGCAGTCGGTAGTGTCGTTCTCGAATGGGACAACGCGCTAAGCATTGACGCCAACCACATGGCCGCAGCGAAGGCGTTGGCGGAAAAAATGGAGTGGCGTGCGTCGTGGTACGGCGGTGGCATGCCTGGACACAACGGCTACGCCTTCGTGCAAAGTTACAGCGGCAAACCCGATTTTGTGACGCATCTACCTATCGACTTGACACCAGCGTAAACCGTCACTATGTTGACAGTTGCCCGGGCGCTGTTGCCCCGGCTTTGGGAGTAAACCGAAATGTCTGCCACATTCGCAAAATTCAAGTACGGCCAAACCAACACGACGGCCGGCGGCGCTCTTATGGGCAACTTTCATGAGCCATTGTCGCATGATCAGTTGCACCGCGCGGTTCCGAGCATTTTCGCCGAGTCGGCTCACCATAGACGGAGTGAGGCGTATGGCTTCGTTCCCACGATCCAAGTGATTGACGCGTTGGCGAATGAAGGCTTTCGCCCGGTCTTTGCCTGCGAAGCCAAGGCGCGCGACGTCACGCGATTCGGCTACACAAAGCACATGGTTCGCTTTCGTCGCGAGAACGACACGCGATCCGACGTCGGCATTCCGGAATTGATCATGCTTAACTCGCACGATGGTTCCACGAAGTACAAGCTTTTGAGCGGTGTGTTCCGCACGATTTGCGCTAATGGTCTGATCGTGGGCGATCGGTTCCAGGAGGTGAACGTGGCGCATAAGCGCCGGCTTGTAGACGACGTGATTGAGGGAACCTATAGCGTTGTCCAGGATTTTACTCGTTCGCTCGGAGTTGCGGACCATATGCGCGGGCGTCTGTTGTCCGCGCCGCAACAGCGTTTGTTTGCGGAGGCCGCGTTACCGCTCCGGTTCCCCGATGTGGAACGCTGGGAAGATGCGCCAGTCACGCCGGACCGCGTTCTCACTGCGCGTCGCTGGGAAGATAAGGCAAAGCCGGACGGGACGCGCGATCTGTGGACCACGTTCAACGTGATGCAAGAGAACATGGTTCGCGGCGGTATGCATGGCGTGTCGGTCAACGCCGACGGCAAGCGGCGCAACGTGACGACTCGCGAGGTCAAAGGAATTGACGGCAACGTCAAGCTCAATCGCGCACTGTGGACGCTGGCGGAAAAGATGGCAGACTTGACCGCCTAACGTAGCCTGCGAAGTCCAGTAACCTAAGACTCGCAAGCGAACGCCCGATAGCAATGTCGGGCGTTTTTTTGTTGACCGTGCCACGTCAACCGCTATGATGTTGACACGGCATTTCCGCCGCAGGGAACCGAACCATGGACTCGGGACTGACAGAAGACTTGATTGAACGCAAGGTGGAACGCGCGTTCGATCGCCTGGATGCGGCGTTCCTCGCTGGAAAGATCACACAAGCTGAATACGAGGCACAAGCCGAAAAGATTCACGCATGGTCGGTTGAGGCTGCCTTGCCATTTTGGGCGCAGGATAATGGCGACGGCACAGTATCAGGCGATTTCTGATATAGTTTTACTGAGTTTAGCCGTAGTATAACAAACTCCGGCTTT